GCTTCTTCGTCTCGTCGAAGATCCGGCGATCGATGTCGATCGAGTCGCTCGTCGCGGCGATCTTCAGTCCGCCGATCGCGGTCGATACGCTCTCGGTCATCTGCTGCCGGCGGAGATCGTCCTCCATCGCCTTCGCGCGTGCGGCCTCGGTCGCGTCGGCGATGCTCGCCTCCAGGCGGGTACGCTCGTCGAGGAGCCGATTCTGTTCGGCCTCGGTGCGCTTGCGCTCGGCGACGGCATCCCGGAGATCCTGCACGGCCTTGAGTTGATCGATCAGGTCGTTGGTCGCAGCAGCGTCGAGGCCCGCCGCCTGCGCCTTCATGCGGAGGATGTGCTCCTCGGCCGCGGCTTTGCCCATCGTGAGTTCTAGCATCTCGCGCTCGAGCGCGGCCTGCTCGTTGGCGATCGAGTCGATCGCGGACTGGAGCGCGCGGGCCTCCTCGGTGATCCGAATCGTCTCCTGCGCGATCGTGTTCTTCTCGCCGGCTGCGGACTTGGCGACCTTCTCGGCCTCGGCCTGCTGCTTGGCGAGATTGAGCGCATCCTGCGCCGCCTTGATCCGGGCGATCACTTGCGGATCCTCGATGCCCGCCTGCTTGATCCGGCGGTCGAGGATCATCTCCTCGTAGTCGGCCGCCGAGAGCGTGAGCCGGAGCCGTTCGTCCTCGATGCCTTGCAGGATTGAGGCGACCGCCTGCTTCTGGGCCTCGGCCTCGGCCTCGCGCCGACGCTGCTCGGCGACCTTCGACACGAGGTCTAGTCGTTGCTGCTCAAGTGCAAGCGACTGGCTCGTCGATTCGGCGAGTTTCTTCGCCTCCTCTTCTTGGGCGCGCATCGCACTCTGGATCGCGTACTGCTGCTTGAGATTCGCTTCGAGTTCGTTGAACTTGGACTCCTCGATCTCGCCCAGGTTGAGCGACATCTCGGCATCGCGCAAGCCTTGCTCGGCCTTGCGGACGGTCTCCTCGGCTTTAGCTCGATCACGCGATGCGTCCGCGAGCGTCTTCTGCGCTGCGGCGTTCGCGGCGATCTCATCCCGGAGGTCGCGCTCTCGTGCGATCTGCTCCTCGGTGAATCGGATGCCGTCGCCCCGTGCGTTCAGAAGAGCCTGAAGTCCCTTGATGTCCGCCTCGATGCCCTCGGACTTGGCCTCGGTTCGCTCGCGCTCGGCGCGAATGTTCTTCAGCGATCCGAGCACCTCGTCGATAGCCGCCTTGGTGCGAGACATACTCGCCTCGATGCGCGCATTCGACTCGGCGACTCGAGCCTCGGCATCAGAAACAAACTTCTCCATGATCGCATATAGGCCCGCCATGCCCGCGATGATGAGACCGATCGGCCCCAGAGCCGTGTAGAGCGCGGCCCCGATCGCTCGTCCGGCCGTCGCGGCGCGAGCCGCAACGCCCGTGAGCGTCGCGTCGAACTTGAGCGCGCCGTTCTTGATCGCCTCGAACGCTCCCGAACTCGTGGAAGGCAAGCCTTGGAAGGCCGACTTGATCCGACCGAAAGCCGTCGAGGCGATTGTCGGGAGCGACGAGATCGCCGGCCCAATCTTCGAGAGCGCGCCAGTCGCGGCCGTCGCGCCCGATGAGAACGCCGAGGACATCGAATCGCGGAGAGCCGCGAACCGGGGCGGGATCGTGCCCGCGAAGTCGCGGATCTTGCCGAGCGCGGCCGTGATCGCACCGCCCTCGATCTTCGGAAGTTGGATCGGCTCCAACTCCTGCACGGCCTCGGCGAAACTCTTTCGCATCAACGCGAGCGCGTCGGTCGGCGGCGCAGCGACGGCCGGCATCTGGATAGCCGGAGCAGTCAGACCAGAGAGTTTCCCGGCCTGCCGCTCGAGTGCCGCGATGCCCTCGACCAACTTCGGGATCTGCTTCGTGCCGATCTGCGCGAGGTCGCGCATCTGGAAGATGAACGAGGGATCGATGCCGAGTTTCGCGAGCGTGGTCGAGAGCGCGTTCACCGCACCGTCCATCGCCGCCAGGTCGCGCTTGGACTTGCCGACGAAGCCGTTCAGGGCGGCGAACCCGCTCTGGAGTCCGTCGGCGTTCACCTTGAAGTTGACGAACAGGTCGCCCGTGTTAGCCACTCTTCGAGCCTCCTAGTGCCTTGAGCATAGCGATCCATGCGTCCGGCCCCTTACTCTCGGCGGCAGGAGACTTCGGGAGCCACGGCATGAACTCGGAGACCTTCGCGGCCGCGCTACCCGGCTTGCGGTGCGCGTTCACATACAGGGCCGCGAGCATCGCGAAGCCGTAGTCCGTGCGGAATCCGCCGATCGGCTCGAGCGCGTCATACGCCATCCACTCGGTGAGTTCACGCGAGGAGACGCGCGCCTCGAGTTCAGCGACCGTCATCCCGAGCGCGAGCGCGAGGCGGAAGAGGAACCGCCGGCACGCTCGCTCGGTCAGTTTCCCGTCATGCTCTCCACATCCTTCGCGCCCATCCCAGAGAGCCTCTGGGCGACCTCGAAGAGCGGGTCGATCACGCGAGCCGGGAGGCCCGCGACCTGCTCGACATCGCCGTCGGCGAAGAGCCGCTTGCCGTCCGCGTCGCAGATGCATCGGACGAGGAGCCGCGCGCGGAGATTGACGAAGTTCATCTCGCGGTTGGTGCCCTTGCCGATGAAGCACGCGGCCTCGAACGAGTCGCGCTCGCCGGCGGTCAGGCCACGGATCGAGATCGGCTCGGCAATGCCGGGAATGGAAACCGCCTCCACGGGAATGGAGGCGGCGAGTGAAAGCACGAAGTCCTTCGATGCGGTCATGGTGTGGTGCTCCGAGATGTGCGAGGCGATCAGGTCGAGGAGGTAAAGCCGCCAGTCACGCGGACGGTGAGATCGGCCTCGACCGCGCCATCGACTGCGGCCGAGACATTGAACGAAGTGACATAGCCCGAGAAGGCCAACTGGAAACCGCCCGTGCCCGTGTTCGGCCCGAACTGGATCCTGAAGTTGCGGTAGTCGGCACCGTTTGCATAGGTCGACGGGTTGAGCGCGCCGTTGTTCGATGTCGTTCCGAGGAGGGCGGCATTATATGAAGGAGCGAATAGCGTCACGGAGATCGTGCCCGAGTCCTTCGTGCCGCCGATGAACGACTTCACGGTCGCCGACAGGGCCGAGGTATCGATCTCGGCGATCGAGATCCCATCGACGGAGATCGACTTGATCTCGCCGACGGCGGCGAAGGTCGAGCCTGCCGATCCAACGACGGTTGCGTATGAGAAGGTTGAGCCGGGTGCGACGATTGCCATGGTTTAGCTCCAGGTGATTGCGGTCGTGAGCTTGACGGTAGCGGACGCGGTCACGGCTCCGTCCTGCTCGGCCGAGATCGAGAGGTTCGTTGCGATGCCATCAAAAGATGCGGTGAGATTGCCGGCGGCGAACTCAAGCGAGAAACTAGCGGGAGTGTTATCTCCGCTAGCAGGGACGAGAGCCGTCTTGAAGTCGGCCCAGTTCGCGGGCGCGAAGAAGTCGATCGTGAGCGTGCCTGCTTCGAGCGCGCCCATGATGTACGCCTTGTCCGTGCTCGTGAGGTTCGTGATGTCGATCTCGGTCAACGAGGAGCCGCCGACGGAGATGTTGGTGACCTCGCCGACGGCGGAGCCGCCAACAGTAATGATCGTGTTGTATGAGGAGAGTGCCATGCGGAGTACCTCGTTAGGAGTGCATCGAGACTACCTCTAGCGTCGCAAGATATAAACCGTGCGTGGCACCATCTGCGGGCGGTTGATAGTCGGTCTGGATTGTCGAGACCCGGCTCGACTTGACGGAAATCTTCACGACCCCGCCGGACGAGAAGTCCTGCGACCAGTCGGCGAAGATCTCTTGAGCCTTCTGGGCGATGTCCACGGAGACCTTCTTGTCGAGCGCGAGGCAATGGAGCGATACGCTCGACCGAGTGAGGGTCGGCACGCCCGAGAGCACCAGATACGGCGCGCTCGAGTTCAACTCGTACACGATCGCCGGGAGCGACCCGTTGTCCTCGCGGAGTTCAGGGTAGATCCGCACCGGGTTCGTGCCGATGATCGAGGTCAGGCTCGCCGTAGCGGCGACCTTGGCCTTGATCGCGGTCTCGATGTTCCATACGGTCTGTGCGCTCACGATTGATCCTTACTGGGTGCGGACTTGATCCGGCCCCACTCGTTGATGAAGTCCGTGAACTCCTGCACCGCCGATGCCTCGGCACCCGGCTTGAGCCGCTTGAAGAGCCGGAAGAAGACCCACTTGCCGGGGATGTCCTTCTTGCCCTTCACCCATCCGCGCATCCGGCCCTTGCGGACGATCGAGAAACCCTTCTCGATGAGCCGCCCGTAGAACGCGCCGCTCTTCCCGGTCACGCCGATACGGCGACCGATGTAGAGCCGACGCTGCTTCGAGCCGAGCGGGATCACGGCGATCGCCGTCGAGACCTTCGAGCGCGCGAGACCTGGCGAGACCATGCGACCGCGCCTCATGTACGGCCAGAGACGATCTCCGGGGAATCCCTTGTCCGTGTTCGTCGTGAGCGAGTTGATCTCGGATCGCATAGCGGCGGCGATGCGCTCGAGCGTTCGCGTTGCCACGCGCTCGATCATCGCCTTCTTGAGGTTCTCGTCGAGTTTCTTGAACGCCGCGACGAGTTCCTTCCCGCCGGACAGGTTCACGCTCTCGAAGAACGGTTGCGACATCAGGACACCTCCCGCACGCGCACCGTGACGGTCTGCTGTCGAGCGTCATACTGTTGCACGCCGATGATCTCGAATGTACGGGTATCCGTTTGGAGGCGGGCCGTCGTTGATACTCGGCTCATGTCCATCTCGCGCATCATGATCTCGTAGGTCTTCTGGTGCGTGACCTGCTCGCGATCGACACCCTCGGCGGCGGATGTTCCCTTGAGGTAGCCCCAGACCACGGTGCCGACAGATAGGAAGGTCGGCTCGAGCGAGCCGAACTCGTCGAGATCCGTCGTGCGGTTGAGCACGAGGAACGGGGTACGCATAAGGCCGGAGCGGACTCGCCTCATGCCATCCTCGGGATCGAGTAGAGCCGAGCGAGCGACTCGACACCGTGCGGTACTTCGGTGAGCGCGGTCTCGCTCCCGGTCTCGCGGGCGATGTCATACCAATACGCGACCGACATCAGCACGGCCTGCCGGAGAGCCTGCGGGACATTGGACGCCGCCGCGCCGTAGCCGGCCGTATATCCGATCGTCACGCTTGAGATGCCCGAGTAGACCCGCGTGCTCGGCCACGCCGAGATCGTGCTCGGGTTGATGACGATCGAGCCTGGGAGCCTCTGGCCTTCGAGCGTGTACGCGCTTGCGCTCAAGGTCTGCGTCGCGCCCGCCGTGTCCACATAGGTGATCGAGGACACCGCCGAGACCTTGCCGGCCGGGAGGATGATCTCGTATCCGCCGGGGAAGCGATCGAGTTTGAGCGTATAGGTTCGATTGACGAGCGGCCGATTCGCCAGTCCCTCGACATAGTTCCGAGCCGCCACGATGAGCGAGGTGATGAGCGTGTCTTCGTCCGTGTGCGTGACGCGCATATGCGCCTTTGCCTCGGCAATCGTGACAGGCTCGACCGCCGGCGAGGTGGCCTCGACATTCGAGAGGTAGGTCGCACCGTCAATCGCCAGCATCGCTCGCCTCCTTCGTCGCCTTGCGGAGCCGCACACGGCCACGCTCGGGAGTCTCGATCTTCGGCTCGTCGCGCTCGACCAAGCCGGACGCAATGTATCGCGCCGCGTCGGAATCTGGAATCTCGCAGCGCATCCCTGCGGCGTACGCCGCCGCGCTCGTCGAGAAGGTCTTCAGAATGTGGACTCTCATGTCTGCTCCAAAGGAAAGAGGGCGAGCCTTGCGGCCCGCCCTCGTTTCATCCGACCATCCACCTATCAGGTGTTGTCATCCTTCAGAGCGCGGAACGCATCGGAGCGAACGACCTTCGCGTCGAGGCGCATCTCGCCGAGGTAGCCGATCTGGCCGTTGCCGGCGTACAGTTCGTTCAGCACCTGCACGCTCATGCCCGTGCGCTGCGCGAGCACCATGTGCTGGAAGTCACCGATGACCGCGTGGATCTGGTTGTTGACATTGCCGAGCGCAGGTGCCCAATGCGAGACATAGACCGGGATGCCGAGCAGACGGTCGGGCGTGCCGGCCTGGAAGGAAGGCTCCCAGAGGTACGGCGCGCTCAAGTGGCCGGACGAGCCGATGACCTTCTCGGTCAACTTGCGGACGGCCGTCAGGAACGACTGGCTCGTCACGATCGCGCACGACGGGCTCTTCAGGTACTTCATCGGCAGGCTGTAGACCCAGTCGATGAGTTCGTCGGAGGTGAGCGTGCCGTCGGTCGCGAGCGTAGTAGCGGTGCCGAGCGTGGCGTTCTTCAGACCTTCCGGCTTGTTGGTGCCGTTCCCGTGCCACAACTGGTACTCGATCGACTGGCCGAAGAGGCGACCCATGCGCTGCGCGACCATGCTCTCGACGCTGAAGTCAGCACCGCGAGCCGGAGCGTCCTGCACGAGTTCACGCGAGACCTTGACCACGCGGCGCAGCGAGTTGCCCGTGAAGGTCTTGTTGGTGAAGGTCGGCGTGTATTCAGCGACCGAGCCAGCTTCGCCGGCCCAACCTTCATCGTCGATCTCGGCCGATTCGAAGTCGCCCTCGAGCGTGAAGTTGGTCGTGAAGTTGCCGACATCGATCTTGCGGCACAGGTTGTAGATCGCGGTCTCGAACTCGACGCTCTTCTGCAACTGCGCGTAGAAGCCGGCCGACGGGAGGTACTGGCCGTCGCCCGAGCCTGCGGCGATCGCGCGAGTATCGAAGTCGCGGCGGTGGCCGTTCTTCAGGTAATCGGCGAACCGAGCCTCGTACTGCTCGCCGATCTGCGGAGCGAACGAGCGAGTCTCGACGCGGGCCGGAGCCTCACGCTCGACCACGACCACGCCGTGCGAGCTCTTGGCCGCGCGCGAGTTCAGGTCGGCGATCATGTCGCGACGCTTGGCGAGCGCGTCGTACTGCTTGCTCTTCTCCTCGTACTTGTCCTGCATCTTGGCCGCGTCCTCTTCGGTCGCGCCTTCCATCTCGGCGACGATCGCCTGCATCTCCTGATAGAGAGCACCCATCTTGTCGACGAGTCCCTTGTAAGTGTCACCGTTCATTTTGTTCCTTTGCTTATGAGGTTGCCTTGATAGCGACGATCGACTTGTTGTCGATCAGGTTCCCGCCCACGCGGACGGTCGCTCGAAGAACCACTTGCCCAGTAGCCGCGCGCACCTCGTTGAGCCGCTCCACCTGGAAGCCGCTCGTGTGCATCGCGAGCACATATCGAGACAGATCGACGGCGACAACTGCTCGCTCGTTCGCCGCGTCGTAGTCCGCCTGATAGTTGCTGTATGAGTTGATGTAGGCCGGGAGACCGAAGACCGATCCGATCGATCCCGGAATCGTGGAAGCCTGAAGGAAGGACTGACTATTCACGAAGCCATCGTTAGCGCCCTTGCGGTTGTAGATCCACACGGCGTTCGGCATTGCCGACGGACGCAACTTGACCAGAGCGGCGGGATAGTTCCAAGGTTGCACGGAGAAGTTAGAGCCATCCTCCAAATGCACCTCATTCACGGGCGAGAATGCTTCGGATGAGTTGTAGAAGAGCGGGTAGTTCAG